AGAGCCCAAAATATCAGGGTCTCTAACTCAAACGTAAAGCCGTTGCCCATAGAGCTGAACTTCCGGTAAAGTATTTTCTTACCAGAAGGAAGAACCCCGAAGGGGCTACGTGCCTGCTCAAGGCATTCGAGCCAATCGGCGGGGAGAAGCTGGCGAACCAGCTCCAGCGACACAGTGTCGCTGGCCATAGACAGATCAATGGTTGCGAGATACCCGGTAATCGCCCCGAAATGGGCGAGGTCCCGGTTAGTTTCTTGGCCATGGTCAAGGTCTATGCCGACCCTTTTAAGGCGACGTCGTATCGTATTGCCAAACCCTTTTTGAACGAACATGTTCATTTCGGGTTCAACAGCGATCGTACGATTCGTCTTATAGTTCTTCTGCACACTTATCAACTTGTTGCCTGGTGCGACCTTCAAGCAAGCTATCGGGTCGCAGACAGGTCCTTCCCCAAAAAATGGGCGCCCTAACCAGAGCGGAGAGTACGTAAGACACGCACTCGCAAAGGCCAAGTTACCGAACGTCGTCTCCGGTTTATCGGAGAATTTGTACGATTGGTGACCGTGTTTACGTGGGAGCCTCGTAGAGGATCCGTGCGTAAAACACATCCCTGCGTGCACTTCGTCTAGGTCCAGAGGTCCCAAACAATAGGAGATTTTTCGTCTAGCAGCCTCAAGTAGGCTGTAAACGCCCTTCGCAGTCATGGAAAACTGCGAAGGATCCGATCGTTCAAGACGTAGATTCGTCTGTGCGCACGCCTCCTCCGCCAAGTGAAACTTGGCCCAGGTAGCTTCCTCTTTCGCGTCCGACGATTTCTCGTCATCAAACTTAGAAAGGAGCTCCTGAAAGAGGTAGTCTACTGCGTATCGACGGGGATCATTAGGATCCCTCCCGATTTCTGGGGAGGATCCTGTGATTTTACCGTCTGATCCGAAGAGACATCCCTCTTCACCCCGCCAATCCGTAACTCTAATGAGTTTTCGAACGAACGAGCTGAGAAAAGGAGAAAGAGCGACGTTATCAGGCCGATTACGACCAGGAGCACGGTGAGCCATTTAATGGTCTCCAGTAAGAATGATCCGAGTTTATCTCGGAGGAACGCCTCAGTAGATGGGTTCAAGGCTGTCAACAACCGTAACAATGGTTGCATGAGACAGCAGATTAGCCATCATCTTAAGCGTATTCTTACGCTCTTGGTTAGTGGACATCTGCGAGAAGTTCAGCTGCAGAGCAGCCGAGTTATTCCGCACGACAACCACTTGGCCGTCGACGGTCGCTTCAACGGGATCGTTGAAACCGACGATCAACTTATACGCACTCTTCGGCGTCTTCGGTTCTTCCAGCGACACTTTCAGGGTTTCGAAACCCGGAGGAGTGGTGCTGGCCCGATTAGCCAGAGATGCGCTTGCCCCATTAGTAGTAAC